AAGCACGGACGAAATGGGCAAGATGCTCTACAACCCTGGCATGCCAGGCAAGAGCCTGACCCAAGGCTTGCCCTACTTCTTTGATGAGGTGCTGGCACTGCGAGTTGAGCGCGATGCCGAGGGCGTAACGCAACGCGCATTGATGTGCGATTCGGATGGCCTCTGGTTGGCAAAGGACAGGTCGGGCAAGTTGGAAGCGTGGGAAGCGCCTGACCTTGGTGCAATCATTGCCAAGATTGGGGGTAAGGCATGAAACACGATCAAGCATTTCCTGTTCATTACAACGGCCATGAGGGCATGACATTGCGGGATTACTTTGCTTCTAAGGCCATGCAATTGATCATGGCCGAAACAATAAGTTCAGATTCAGAAATAACTGATGATGAAGTTGCGCTTGCTTCTTATCGTATGGCTGAGGCTATGTTGAATGCGAGGGAACTATGAGCGACCTAGAAACCCTAAGCGCAGACTGGCTGCGCTACAAGACCCTTGAGGAGCGCACGGTAGTCGAGCGCCGCAAGATTGAGGACAAGATCGTTAAAGCCTTGCGCTTGCCTGAGTCCTTTGAAACTACTGAGACAGCAGAGCCAGATGGCTATGTTGTCAAAATTGCTGGCCGCATTGACCGCAAGGTTGATTCGGAGAAGTTGCAAATGCTAGCTACTGAGTCAGGACTCACTGAGCATCTGGCGACCCTGTTCCGCTGGAAGCCAGAGCTAAACCTGACGCTCTGGAAATCAGCAGACGAATCCATCACCAAGCATTTGGCTGGTGCAATTACGGCCAAGCCTGGCCGTCCCTCTTTCAAAATCACTATTAAGGAATAAACAACATGGCTTTTCTCACCGAGACTTTTGACGTTAACGAACTGCCAGTTGGCAACGCTAACAACTTTGAGCCGCTGCCTGCTGGCTGGTACACGGCTACTATTTCGCAGGCTGAACTCAAAGCTACTAAGGCTAACAACGGCCAGTACATCAAGCTGCGCTTTGACATCACCGGCCCAAGCCATCAAGGTCGTGTTGTGTTTGGCAACCTTAACATCAAGAACGCCAATCCAAAGGCCGAGGAGATCGGACGCCAGCAACTTGGCGAGATCATGCGTGCGATTGGGCTAGCAAAGGTTGCCGACACTGATCAACTAATCGGTGGTCAGATCAGCATCAAGCTGGACATCAAGCAAGACGCTCAATATGGCGCAAGCAATGAGGTGCGGGGCTTTAAGTCGGTGTCCGGCAGCGTAGCGCCTAGCGTTACAGCAGCACCGGCCTCTGCACCAGCCGCTACAGCAAAGGCTGCGCCACCTTGGGCTAAGAAGTGATTTTCGGGGGGAAAGCGGATGCTGGTGTCGCACACCGCGTCACGCAATTCGGATTACCGTGTTGCAAACAGTGCAGCGAGTACCCCCACCTTAAAAAAAAGCCCCGCACCGATAAAAGTGCGGGGTTCAAGATCAATCAAGGAGAGAACAAGTGATTATTCCCCAACCAGATAATACCATTGCCGCGCTAGTTGACAAGCACCACGAGTCAAAGCCTGAGAAGCCCCGCGCACACCTTGGGGCTAGCACGCTAGGTCATGTCTGTGACCGTTGGTTGTGGTTGTCGTTCCGGTGGGCTGTGCAGCCTGAGTTCCCTGGCCGGATTCTCCGTTTGTTCCGCAGGGGGCAGAACGAGGAGGCCACCATCATCAGCGACCTTCGGGCTATCGGGCTGGATGTCCGCAAGGTGTCTGCCCAGCATAGAGTTGATTTTGGAGGCCATGTCTCTGGCAGCTTGGACGCCATCATTGACAAGGGCGTTCCCGAAGCCCCGAAGGCCAAGCATGTGGCCGAGTTCAAGACGCACAGCAAGAAGTCATTTGATGCGCTGGTCAAGGATGGCGTGGAGAAGGCCAAGCCAGAACATTTCACCCAGATGCAGGTGTACATGCAAGGCACTGGTATTGACCGTGCGCTGTATGTCGCCATTTGCAAGGACGATGACCGAATCCACACCGAGCGCGTGAAGTTTGATAAGGAAGTTTCAGAAAAAGCGGTGCGCCGAGGCCACTACATTGCACTGGCCGAGCGTATGCCAGAGCCGATCAGCACTGACCCAAGTTGGTATCAGTGCAAGTTCTGCGATGCGTACAAGTTCTGCCACGAAACCAAAACCACCAAGCATGTGAACTGCCGCACCTGTGCCAACGCCACGCCAATGCCTGATAGCACTTGGCACTGCGCTAAGTGGAACGATGTGATTCCAGTGGACGCACAGCACAAGGGTTGCGAGAGCCATGTCCTACACCCAGACTTAGTGCCGTGGCAACGCAAGGACGGGCCTGACGAGTTCACTGCTGTCTATGAGATCAATGGAGTCAACATGGCAAACGGCGACCCAGCGCAAGAGGGCGTTTGGGGTAGTACGGAACTGCTGGCTAATGCCGAGGCTTGCGGTAGTGGTGACCCTTTGATTGCTGAGATGCGTCAGGTTTGGAATGCAAGGATAGTTGGCTGATGCTCCGTGACTACCAACAACGCACCATAGACCAGCTTTACGCATGGTTTGAGGAGGGCGGCAAGGGCAATCCTTGTCTGGTGCTGCCCACCGGCTCAGGCAAGAGCCACATTGTGGCTGCGCTGTGCAAGGACGCCTTGCAAAACTGGCCGGAGACTCGGGTGCTGATGCTAACCCATGTCAAGGAATTGATTGAGCAGAACGCTGAGAAGATGCGCCAGCACTGGCCAGGCGCTCCGATGGGCATCTACAGCGCAAGCATTGGCCGCAAGGACTTGGGTGAGCCAATCACCTTTGCTGGTATCCAGTCGGTGCGTACCAAGGCCAAGCAGTTAGGCCACACTGATCTGGTGATCATTGACGAGTGCCACTTGGTCAACCACAAGGACGAGGGCGGCTACCGCACGCTGCTGGAGCAGCTCAAGGCCATCAACCCTGCGCTGCGGGTGGTGGGATTGACGGCCACGCCTTACCGGCTGGGGCATGGCCTCATCACCGACAAGCCAGCGCTGTTTGACGCATTGATAAATCCTATCAGCATCGAGGAGTTGATTTACAAGGGCTATCTATCAACCCTGCGCTCCAAAACCACCAAGGCCAAGCTGGATGTGACTGGCGTTCATAAGCGTGGTGGTGAATTTATTGAGTCTGAGTTGCAGGCTGCGGTGGACACGGACGATCAGAACCAGAAGGTGGTGCGCGAGGTGGTGGCATTGGCCGGTGACCGCAAGGCGTGGCTAGTGTTTTGCGCTGGTGTAAAACATGCACAGCACATTGCAGAGGTTTTGCGCCAGCATGGCGTGGCTGCTGAGTGCGTGACCGGCGAGACGCCAAAGAAGGAGCGTGAGAGAATGCTGGCCGACTTCAAGGCTGGACGCTTGCGTGCGCTCACCAACGCCAATGTGCTGACCACTGGCTTTGATTACCCTGACATTGATTTAATCGCCATGCTGCGCCCGACGATGAGCGCCAGCCTGTATGTCCAGATGGCGGGTCGAGGCATGAGGGTTAAGAGCCACACCGATCACTGCTTGGTGCTGGACTTTGCTGGCGTGGTGTCTACGCACGGCCCGATCACTGCTGTCCAGCCCCCAAAAAAGGGCGGTGATGGCAATGGCGAAGCACCAGTCAAGGTTTGCAACGAATGCGGTGAGCTGTGCGCCATCTCAGCGTCTGTCTGCCCTGCTTGTGGGACTGCATTTCCAGCCCCAGAACTTAAAAAACTCAAGCTGCACGATGACGACATCATGGGGCTGGATGGCACTGACTTGGATGTGACCAGTTGGACATGGCGCAAGCACATCAGCAAGGCATCAGGCAAAGAAATGCTGGCGGTGACTTACTACGGGGGCTTGAGTGACCCAGCCATTACAGAGTACCTAGCCGTTACGCATGACGGGTACGCTGGTCAGATGGCTTTGCAAAAGCTCGTAGATATAGCAGAACGCGCTCAGATCGAGCCAGGTGGCCTCAACGTGCAGTCGTTGGAGGAGATGGCTCAGAACATGAATCAAGCGCAGCCACCAATTCATATTGAGTTCAAGCGCGATGGCAAATTTTTTAGAGTAATGAGAAGGAGATGGTATGAGACACCCTGAACCGGATTTGGTGACTGACTACAAGCGCTGGTTTGCCGCTGGCCCACCGAGGTGCTGCCACACCTGTGAGCATTACGGCGTGGATGGCCTGTGCGTAGAGTTCTTTATGCAGCCACCAGCAGAGTTTGCCAGCACCGTGGGCGAGTGCGATAAGTGGGAGGCCGAATGTCCGTTCTAGGTCGACTCACCGTTCAAGAATTGCGCTCCAGAGTTGCCTACAACTCAGAAAGTGGCGAGTTTACTTGGCTGCATTGTGATACTTGCAGGGCATCATGGAATTCAAGATTTTCTGGAAAGAAGGCACTTTGTGCGCCACACTCAAATGGCTATCTGTTTGGGGCTATTGCTGATCGCAAAATGTTTGCACATCGAGTTGCATGGGCAATGCATTACGGTTGCTGGCCCGATGGCGAGATTGACCATGTGAACCACGACAAGACAGACAACAGAATTGCCAATTTGCGTGTGGTTCAGAGAACGCAAAACGCCATGAATTTGTCAAAATCAAAGCGCAACTCATCTGGCGTGACTGGTGTTTTTAAGCATACGCAGACCATGCGATGGCAAGCGCAGATTCGCATTAATAGAAAGTCAATCCACCTTGGATCGTTTGAATCGTTTGACGATGCAATTGCAGCACGCAGAAAGGCAGAGAAACAACATGGCTTCCACGAAAACCACGGCATCTGATGCAGTACCGTCAGAACATTTTGAACAACGCGAGTTCGTGCGCTGGTTTCGCCAAGGCTACAGGGGCGTGCGTATCTTTGCCATCCCTAACGGAGGGCAGCGGAGCATAGCGACAGCAGGGCGCTTGAAGGTTGAGGGCGTATCGCCTGGCGTTCCCGACCTGTTCATTCCAGACTGGCGCTTGTGGGTGGAGATGAAGCGAGTCAAGGGCGGCAGTCTTAGCGCCGAGCAGAAGGACTGGATTGCCTATCTGGAGGGCTGTGGCTACACCTGCATGGTGGCAAAGGGGGCTGATCAGGCTAAAGAAATGGTGTTAGGGTTTGT